GCTCCTGTTGCTGATGCCAAGCCTACGCCGGATCAATTCACGGATGCTTTTGAATACGCAGAAGCATTGGCTGAATTTAGCGCTGAGAGAGCACTTAAAGAGCGGGATCGGCAGGATCAGGAAAGGAAAGCGCAAGAGCAACAGGCGAAAGTCGTTCAGACTTGGACCAAACGGCTCGAAGCGGCAAAGGCTGAGATTGACGATTTTGATGAGATGGTGGCGTCAAGCGATGTTGTTGTGCCGAATCACATTCGGGACGCGATATTAGAGTCAGACGTAGGACCGCAAATCCTGTATCACCTTGCATCAAATCAAGATCAGGCCCGATCCTTTAATGATTTGACGCCGGCTCAAGCGTTGAGAGCCATTGGCAAGCTGGAAGCAAAGTTTGAGAAATCTGAAACTAGCAAGCCTGAGCGATCTGTGGTAAAAAGCAAGGCACCAGCCCCGATCAACCCTATCAAGTCAAGCAACGCAACCGCTGACAATCTCGTGAATTCCAAAGGGGAATTTCATGGGACATATGCAGCATGGAAAGCGGCAAGACAAGCCGGCAAGATTAGGTAAACAGATTTAATGCGTCTATGACGCGAAGGAAATAAAATGGCCAATACCTTACTTACGATTAGTAAGATCACTAATGAAGCTCTTATGGTTTTGGAGAACGAACTTACGTTCACCTCCGAGGTAAACCGTGAGTATGATGATCAGTTCGCGGTTTCGGGGGCCAAAATCGGACAGACCGTGAATGTCCGGAAACCGGCTAGATTCATCGGTACAACGGGGCCGGCGCTCGCCGTCGAGGACTTCAACGAGACTTCGATTCCTGTAACGTTGAATACTCAATTCCATGTTGATACCCAGTTCAGCACCGCTGACTTGGCTTTGTCGCTGGATATGTTCTCGGATCGCGTGATCAAGCCTGGCGTTGCTGCTATCGCAAACAAGATCGACCGTGACGGTCTGGTTCTTGCCAAGAACAACATCGCCAACATCGTCGGCACTGCTGGCGTTCCCCCTACCTCGCTGCTGACCTACCTGACCGGCCAGGCTTATCTGGACTCAGAAGGTGCGCCACGCGACGGACGCCGTGCTTGTATCGTTGAGCCGTTTACCTCGGCTACCATCGTTGATTCGCTGAAAGGGCTGTTTATGCCTAGCCAGAAGATCAGCGACCAGTACGAAAAGGGCATGATGGGCACCGACTCGGCTGGTATGCGCTGGAAGATGGACCAGAACGTTGTGTCGCAGACCTTTGGCTCTTATGCCACTGCTACTCTGTCGACCAACACGGCCACCTTTACGGGTTCGCTGACCTCGGGCTGGGCATCGTCTTCGACGATCACCATTGCTGCCGCTACCGCTGCCGCACCGATCAAGCAGGGCGACGTGATCACCATTGCTAACGTCTATGCGGTCAACCCGCAGAACCGTCAGCCATATGGCACGAACCGTTTGCGCAACTTTGTTGTGACTTCTGACGTTACGATCAGCTCGGGTGGCTCGGCTTCGGTCACGGTTTCTCCCGCGATCATCACCGCTGGCCAATTCCAGAACGTGTCTGTTTCGGCTACCAGCAGCACGGCTGTTGTAACCCCGTTCAACAACACTGGAACGGTTTCGCCACAGAATATTATCCTTCATAGGAACTGCGAGACCTTGGCTTGCGCCGATCTCGAGCTGCCTGCCGGGGTCGTATTCGCTGGACGTGCATCAGATCGGGAATTGGGCTTGTCGATTCGTGTGGTCCGCCAATATACAATTAACAACGATTCCATCCCGTGCCGTCTTGACGTGCTTTATGGTTGGGCGATGCTCTACCCAGAGTTGGGTTGCCGAGTCGCAGCTTAATTTTTAACGATTTAAGGAAATAATCATGGCGAATCCGGGCCCCGCAAGTACCGTAGCCAATCATCCACAGAACCTTGGCACAAACCAGGCTCTGCGTTTGTTGGCGTCTTATCAATCAGTGAACCTAGCAGCGACAGGCGACACCGTTCTGCCGGTGCTGAACACGGGCAGCTACAGCGTTTCAAACGTCATTGTGACAAACGCTTCTACTAACCTGAGCACCGCAACCGTCCCTTTGGCCGGCGTGTTTCCAGCGCCTGGCGCAAGCGGCACCGCAATCGTGGCGAATGCCAGCCTGAGCGCATTGACGAGCGCTTCGGTTGTGTCGCAGCGAACTGTAGCTTCTACAGCGGCTCAGACAACTCAGAACCTGTACTTTAACGTTGGCACGGCAGCGTCTTATGCTGCTACGGTTGACGTGTTTGTTTATGGTTACGATCTAACCTTCCTGCCTTAATTTGGGCAAATGAGAAAGAAAGCCGATCTCACAAGGGTCGGCTTTTCTCTTTGATCTCAGAAAAATGGCGCAGTAAGCTAAAAGCAAAGGAAGAGCAGGGTAATGTATAATTCACCTTTCACGCCGTTTGGCCCAACTTACCTTGTTGGAACGTCTGTTGTGCAGGTTGCATCCAAGAACAACGACAACCCATCAAGCTATAGAATTCGCAATACCAGCGCTTCGGCTCAGTACATTAGCTGGATTGCACCACCGCCAAACAACGCAACGCCAACAATCACCGTAACGGCTCCAACAGCCGGTAATCCTTCATCGGCAACGCTTGGGTTTTTGCCAAGCTCGGTTGAAGTGATCGGTGGAATTCCTCCAAATGCCTGGTTCAAAGCAGATGCTGCTGGAGCTTTTGAAGTCACCGCAGGCGAGGGTTTGTAATGGCACTTAGGGCAACTTCAGGCGCTGGTGGTGGTGGCGGCAGCGGCACGGTCACAACCGTTTCGGTTGCCTCGGCTAACGGCTTCAGTGGCACGGTATCTAACCCGACCACAACTCCTTCGATCTCAGTTGGCACAAGCATCACTGGGGTTTTGAAGGGCAATGGATCGGCTATCAGCGCTGCCACAGCGGGTACGGACTTCCAAGCACCGATCACGCTGACAACGACCGGCACTAGCGGGGCAGCGACGTTTGTCGGCAATACGCTCAATATTCCTACGTATGGTGGGGCTGGCGCGGGTACGGTTACCAGCGTTGCCCAGACCTTCACTGGCGGAATTATTTCTGTTAGTGGATCTCCGATTACAACGTCTGGCACGTTGGCGCTGACGATTGCGGGAAACTCTGGCGGCATTCCTTATTTCACAAGCGGAACGACTTGGGCTAGTAGCGACCCCTTGGGGCTTGGCAACTTGGTGATTGGTGGTGGGCCAGGAGAATCTCCCGGAGCAATTACTACTGGATCGGGCGTTTTAAACGCGCTCGGAATAGCCGTTGGTACTGCTGGGTCGTTTGTGGTCAACGGTGGCGCTCTTGGCACTCCATCCAGCGGCACGGTAACCAATCTGACCGGCACAGCGTCGATCAACATCAACGGCACTGTTGGCGCTACAACGCCGAATGCTGGCACGTTTACAACGGTTGGATTCAAAGGCGCGACTTCTGGAGTGATCACGCTCCAAGCCCCAGCGGTTGCCGGATTCACCACGTACACGTTTCCTGGCTCTGACGGTACGTCGGGGCAGGTTCTGTCGACAAGTGGCTCTGGGACGCTCTCATGGGCGTCTGTGAGTAGCACGGTTGCAGACGGTTGCATTTATCTGAATAACCTGACGATCAGCAACAATTACACAATTCCGGCGGCGCGTGGCGCACACAGCGTTGGGCCAATTACTTATGCGCCTGGAGTAACGGTAACTGTCAGCGGCGGCTCGCGGTGGGTCATTTCTTAAAGGCAAATAATGGCATCTACGATTAACGCATCGACGTCCGCTGGGCTGGTATCAACTGCCGATACCAGTGGGGTGTTGCAGCTTCAAACTGCGGGTACTACTGCGGTCTCAATTGATGCTTCTCAAGCGGTTACGTTTTCCGCTGGTACGGCTAACGGTGTCTCTTACCTCAACGGCTCCAAGGTCCTGACCACTGGGTCTGCGCTGACGTTTGATGGGACGAATTTAGGCATTGGTGGAACACAGTCATATTCGGGATACAGAACTCTTTTGGTTCAAGGAACAAACGCTTCAAATGGCGGCGTTGTTCAAATTCAAAATTCAGATAGTTCAGTGCAGGCATATTGGTTGAACACTTCTGCGCTTGTCAGTTTTGGTTCTCTTACCAGTACGCCGTTGGGCTTTTTTATTGGCAACTCCGAACAAATGCGCCTGACCAGCACGGGGCTGGGTATTGGGACGAGTTCTCCAAGCGCATCAGCAATCCTAGACGCGCAAAGCACCACCAAGGGCGTGAGAATGCCCAACATGACTACAACGCAAAAGAACGCAATTGCTAGTCCCGCTGCTGGCTTGATGGTGTTTGATACGACGCTGGCAAAATTGTGTGTTTATAGCGGTTCTGCTTGGCAGACCATCACTTCAGTTTAAGGAATAAAGAATGACTACTTTTAACTGGGAAATTTCTCAGCTTAACTGCCACCCGCAGTCTGACGATAAGACCAATGTAGTGTTCAACATTCATTGGCGATGCACGGGTGTTGATGGAGCTTATACCGGCACGGTTTATTCAACGACATCGGTCCCTGCGCCAACGGACTCATTCACTGAGTTTGCCGATCTGACGCAAGATCAAGTACTTGGCTGGCTCTGGGAAAACGGTGTGGATCAAGCATCTGCCGAGGCTGCTGTACAAGCGCAGATTGACGCGCAAATCAATCCTCCTGTTGTTTCACCGGATCTCCCGTGGAACAGCTAACATTTGAGGGGTCGTAATGTCCGGTATCGTACTTTCAGGTGACACGTCTGGGACGGTTGCGTTAAACGCGCCAACGGTTGCCGGCACTCAGTCGTATACGCTTCCAACGGCTGTCCCTGCGGCTAACGGCTATGCTTTGACCAGCACCACCGCTGGGGTAATGAGCTGGGCTGCGCCTAGCGGCGGGACTCCGGGTGGTTCAAATACCCAAATTCAGTTTAACAACTCAAGCGCTTTTGGCGGTTCTGCAAATTTTACTTGGGATGGAACTAACGCACAGCTTGGGGCTACTGGCGCTTTGCGGTTTGCTGACTCAGATAGCAGCAATTATGTGGCGTTTAAGTCTCCTGCGACGGTTGCCAGTAATGTGACTTGGACGCTTCCAAGCACGGATGGGACTTCTGGTCAGGTTTTGAGCACTAACGGCTCGGGCGTTTTGTCTTGGGTGACAGTCGCGGCATCACCGTCAGCGCCGAGCACTGTTGAATATTTAGTTGTTGGTGGCGGCGGTGGTGGTGCAGGCGAATCGTCTACTAATGCAGGTGGCGGCGGTGGTGGCGCTGGTGGGTTCCGCACTAATGCCTCATTTTCTGTGGCTTCCGGTACGGCTTACACGGTCACGGTCGGTGGTGGCGGCAACGGAGGTGCTGCGGGGCAAAACAGCGGATCGGCTGGTTCATCGTCTGTTTTCAGCTCTATCACGTCAGCAGGTGGCGGGTATGGGTCATCAAGAGCAACAGCCGGGAGTGGAGGATCAGGAGGCGGCGGTGGGCTCGACTTCCCTGCTGGAAGCGGGAATACCCCGTCAACATCACCATCCCAAGGTAATAACGGCGGTGGAGGAACAAGCGCCCAAGCAGCCGGTGCTGGTGGTGGAGGCGCAACAGCAGCCGGAACCAGCGCTTTAACTAGTGTCGCTGGAAACGGCGGCGCTGGAACGGCATCCTCTATTTCTGGATCGTCTGTAACTTATGCAGGCGGCGGTGGCGGCGGTGGACTTACTGGCGGCACTGGCGGGGCAGGCGGTGGCGGCACTGGCGCACAAGGCAACGCTGCTGGAAACCCTGGAACGGCTAATACAGGTGGTGGTGGTGGTGGTGCTTATGACCAAAGCAGTTCAGGTAAAGCAGGTGGTGCGGGCGGGTCTGGCGTAGTAATTATTGCCTACCCAGACACATTTGCTGCGCCGGCATCTATTAGTGGTGGATTGACCTATACTCAACCAACCCGAGCTGGTTATCGCGTTTACAGATTTACGGCTGGCACCGGAACTATTACTTGGTAATGATTATGGATTACTACGCATTCCTTGATGAAAACAATGTTGTAACCGAAGTCATTCCTGGTCGAGAGCAAGGGTCAGACAGCACGGATTGGGAGCAGTGGTACGGTGAATTCCGGGGTCAAGTCTGCAAGCGTTCTAGAACGGACGGATTTCGCAAAAATTACGCTGGTATCGGTTACACCTACGACCCAGTGCGTGATGCGTTTATCCCGCCACAACCATTCCCCTCTTGGGTTTTGATTGAAGAAACTTGCTTGTGGAATGCTCCTGTTGCGATGCCTGTTGACGGTAAGTTTTACAACTGGGACGAAAGTTCTAATGCTTGGCTTGAGGTAGAAATTGGACAAAGCGAATCTGTCAGTTAACTTGATCAATGCGATCTTGCATTATCTCGGCCAGCGTCCGTATGTTGAGGTCATGAATCTGATTAAGGCGATTGAGCAGGAAGCTCAAGAGCAAAAGGAAGAAAATGGCGGTTAAGCTCTCCCCGTTAGCTGGCGCTGGTTGGCAGTTCTTCGACAATCTCGGAGTACCGCTGGCCGGCGGTCTGTTGTACACGTACACGGCAGGAACGACGACGCCACAAGCGACGTATACCAGCAACACGGGGACCATTGCCAGCGCTAACCCGATTGTGCTGGATGCCGCAGGGCGCATCACCAACGAAGTTTGGCTGACGGTCGGAGTGGCTTATAAGTTTGTGTTGCAGACTGCTGCTGCGGTCACCATCGGCACTTACGACAACATCTCTGGCATCAACGATTTGACGGGTCTGACGAGCGGATCGTCAATTCTGCGTGGGGATGGATCTGGCGGGATTGCAAACGTCACGGTCGGATCTGGTCTGAGCTTTGTTGCTGGTACCCTTGCAACGACTGGGCAATCGTTGCCAAGTAGCGGCGGCGGTTATCTTTATCGTGATTCTGGAACGTCAGCGCTCAATTACGATGCAATCATCAAGCGTGCAGCGCTGCCGGTTGCCACAACAGCTCAGATTGGTGCGTTGCGTCCTGATGGCACGACAATCACGATTGGCGGCACCAACAACGAGATCATCAGCGCTGTTTCGGTAACGCCAACAATTAGCACCGGCGTTCTGCAATTTAGCTTGTATTACAAGGTCACCAGCGGATCGGACACGTTTACGGTCCCGTCTGGCGTTACTCGATTGCGAGCTACGATTGGTAGTGGCGTTTACTCAAACGGCACGACCGTTATCTACACGGTTGCCGCTGGTTTCATCACGGTCACGCCTGGCGCATCAATTGCGATTACTGTCGGAGCGGGTGGCGGCAATACAGCGATTGCATCTTATCTGACAGCGCAGGGACCGGGAACCAGTAGCACGCCCGGGCCGGCAGGTGGCACAGCTCTAAACTCGACGTTCTCGATTGGATCTGCAAACTACATCACAAAAACCTTTGATGGCAGTCTGGCAAACCAATGCCGAGGGACAACCAACATCGTTCCCGTTCAAGCGCTATACGATGGGGCGTCTCCTCCGACGCTTAACGGCTACGTGATCATTGAGTACTGACCATGACTGCGCCAATTGAAATTATCTCGCGGTCCCTGAAAGACATTGGTGCGCTCGAAGCTGGGGAGACGCCAACCGCTGACGCAGCTCAGGATGCGTTTGATATGTTGAACGACATTCTAGACCAGTGGTCTAACGAACGGATGATGATCAGTTATCAGACTGAGATCATCTTTCCAACGGCGACCAATCAGGTGCAGTACACGATTGGACCAGGCGGTCAGGTCGGCGCAGTATTCACCGGCAGCATCTCCGGCACGACGCTAACGGTCACGGCGTTGACTAGCGGATCGGTGCAGCTCGGGCAGACGCTGGTTGGATCTGGCATCGCGTCTGGCACGACCATTGTGCAATTCAACTCGGGCGCTGGCGGCAACGTAAACGAGCTTGGTACGTACACCGTCAGCACAAGCCAGACGGTTGCCAGCACGACAATCACGGCGAGCTATCAGCGTCCAGTCAGCATCAACAGCGCATTCGTTCGGGTTATCAATCAGGCTGGCGGCGGTGGTCAATCGCAGAACTCGCTGGATTATCCGGTGGCGTGCATTGGGCTGGATCAATACGAGCTGATTGGACTCAAGAGTCTTAACGGACCCTGGCCAAAGGCGCTTTACTATCAACCGGCAGAGCTGCTTGGGACAATCTATCTGTGGCCAGCTCCGGCGCAGGGCGAGATGCACGTGTTTGCCGACACAATGTTCCGGCGCTACGGCAATCTCTACGAGTCAATTGCGCTGCCACAGGGCTATCTGATGGCTCTACGCTGGTGCCTGGCTGAGCGTCTATGCCCAATGTACGGCAAAGGTTCTACGACGCAACTGGCGATGATTAACGCCTACGCAGCTCAGGCCAAGGCAACGCTCAAGCGCACCAATATGCGACCAAGTATGGTTGCTCAATTCCCTGACGTGCTGTTCAGCGGCAAAGCCAAGGATGCAAGCTGGATCTTGACCGGCGGGTTTGTGTAATGGCTGATTTTGGGTTTGTTGGAGCTTCGTATGAGGCTCCTACGATTTACCAGGATGCACAAGAATGTATCAACTGGTACCCTGAGATTGATCCTGTAAAACCAGAAGGCGCTAGAGGCGTCATCGCTCTGCTTCCGACTCCGGGTTATCGCACAATTGTCACTCTGCCAAACGGCCCCGTGCGCGGAATGCGAGCGATCAACCCGTTTAATCAGATGGTTGCGGTCGCAGCTAATAAGCTCTACGTGATCTTGTCAGACTGGACTTATACAGAGGTTGGCACGCTTATAACCTCGTCTGGACCCGTGAGTATCACCGAGACTCAAACGACCGACGATGGCGCTGCTAACGGCGTCGTTGCGTACATTGCTGACGGCTCTGCGCGGTATATCTACAATCTAACGACCAGCACGTTTACCCAACTGTCTAGCGATGGTCCGTGGGCTGATGCAACGGTTTGCGACTACGCAAACGGCTACGTTGCCTACAACAAGCCTAATAGCCAGTTGTTTACGGTCACCGATCCTGGCTCGGCGTACACAACCAGCACGTTATACGGTCGCAAGGACGGCGGGTCGGACAATCTTATCTCGCTGTTCTTTGATCACCAGCAGTTATTTCTGTTTGGCGAATACACGACCGAGGTTTGGACGGAATCGCCAGGAGCAGATCCGACGATTGCCAGCTTTCCATTTGCGCCGATTAGCGGCACGTTCATCCAGCACGGCATTAACGCACCATTCAGCGTAGCTCGATGGGCTGAGACGTTCATGTTTGTCACGCGAGACTTGCTTGGCCACGCGACAATCGGCACGGTTAACGGTTACCAGTTTGTCCGGCTGAGCACGCACGCTGTTGAGAATTCGCTGATTGGCTTTGACGTTTCTGATGCCATTGCTTACTCAATGCAGATCACGGGTCATGAGTGGTACATCGTTACCTTCCCCCAGGCCAATCTCACTTGGGTCTACGACTCCACGACAAAACTGTGGTTTAAGTGGATGAGCCTGGACCCGTTGAATAACTTTCAACGCAACCGCGGCAATTGTGCGACGTTCTTTAACACGTATAACCTCGTTGGCGACTACCAAAACGGCAACATCTACATTGTAGACACGGAAACTTACACCGAAGCCGGCAACCCAATCCGACGATTACGTCGGACTCCGCACATTGTTTCCGACTTTCAGAGACAGTATTTTGAGGA